TTCTGTAATATATATTACCTGTTTGATCATAAATTTCTTGAAGCTCTAAAGGCGTAAATGTCCCCCCATCTCCCTTAGACACGTTTTCTAGAGAACCTATTTCAAAAGCAGCCCCCTTAGGTCTAGCCTTAGCCATAACCTGTTGCATTTTTAAATGAGCTAACTGTATCTGATCAGCAAAAGGAATCATTCTCTGAACCAAAGAAACATTTCTCATATTATTTAAGTTGGGACTATATATTATATAAGACAATCTTGTCTCTGTTAAATTAGATTTAGGTCTAGACATATTTTTAGATAATCCATAATCAAACATATAATCTGTGCCAACAATATATTTTCCTGAGTAAACAACTTTAACTGTGTTACTTATTTTTTCTCTTTTGTATTTAGATTTTTTAGGTGGTTTATATCCACTTTTTCTTTTACTAACAGAATATCCACCAAAAGCGTTTTCTTTCTTTTCATAATTTAAATCATTAGTAGATAAAAATTCAGCATCCATTATTTGAATAGAAAAAGCATCATACTCATTTGAATAAGAACCGTAATTAGAAAAAGCTCTTCCAAATAAATTATCATTCTCCTGACTCTTTTTGCCATGATTTTTAGCTATGTCCTCATATTCTTCATCAGTAAATTGATCTCCAGCCATTTTCTTGAGCTCGCCTATTGTTACTGTATAAATCTCTCCAGCATGTTGTATACTTCTATAATCTGAAGATTGAGAATGTGATGTTATTAAATTTGTAGGATCAACATACTTTATCTTTATACCCTCTGATGGGTCTATGTATGTTTTTAACCCAGCTGTTCCAACAACAACTAAGTCTCTTATACATTTCTTTTTTATTTCATCAAAATCATTTTGCTGTAGAATAAATTCTATACCCTTTTCCATAGAAAGCTCATGAGCCTGCTTGTAATTTAAAGACATAAACAAAGCTATTTCCTCCATATTCTCAGGTATATGCCCTTGTTTATTGTAGTCAATTCCGGATATTTTAGAAACCTCTCTTCTAAGTGGAGCATTCATCATGTCAGCAATAAGCTCTCTTGTAGCTTTACTTTTTTCGTTTATAGATAGTTTATCAATAGCATTAGCCTTAATAGCAAACTCCCTGTTTGTCATGTCTCCACAAATAACATCTACAAATTTAGGTATTATAGAAACCGGAGTCCAGTCTATATTCATATAAGAAGAGTCTCCCTCAACATCTAATAAGTCTTTATATTTAGCGACACTTTGAGTTCCTTCGGCATACGATCTCATTCTGCTAAAGCTTCTTTTTCTATCTTGATAAGCTAAATCAGTATTATTCTTCCAATCAGAATACATGGTTTTAAAATATTGGAGACCATATTCTTTTGTACCTTTTTCTTCATTCGTGGCGAAGACTGTAGGATAGCCCCCTATTAATTCAAATTGTTTTTTCATCTATATTTTCTTAGACATTAATCCTATATTCCTATATTTTTTCACAAAGTTAAGGTTTATTTTTGGAATTTTCTTTTGTATTACATGTTTTTGTGACGCTAAAAGAGCTAAGCTTGAAGCAACTGTAGCATCGTATTTTGTTCTGTTAGATGGTTCAAACCTACTCCAATCATCCAATAGTCTATTAAAGTAGCATCTACCCATTTCTCCGGTTTCATTATTCATACCTATATAATCATAAACATAGCTAGCAACAGCCTCTGTTTGAGCATTCAACACCGCAACACCAGTGGAAGGTATTCCTTTTGTTTTTTGTTTTCTTGAACTTTCTGTATGTGTAGACTCCGGTCTATCCATTAAATAATTATAATAACCTCTTCTTTCAAAATATTTTATTATACCCACTTTATTATTCTCTATCAATATTGGACAGCCATAAAAAACACAAGTCTTTAAAACATCCTCATAAAACATTTCTGCCTTAGGAGGTCTAGCTATATATTCACAAACAAACTGACTAGAAAAGTCATCCATCATACTAAATTTTTTATAAACATAGCACGCAGCATCAGATCTTCTACCATCGGTAGTTGTATCGTGGTCATAAGGGTCACATCCAGCAACCATTTCTGTATCATTTCCGGGAGACCTCTTACTATATATCATTTTTATATTATTTCTCCTCTCTTCTGGCGGTATCCAAGATATTCTCCACCTTCCTTGAGATCCTGGATTCCACAAAACCTCTGTATCTTTCTCTCCCCCTCTCCATATAAAGTCTCCTTTTACAATTAACCCTCTAGCTTCTTCGTTGTAATCCATCTGCTGATATATTCTCTCAACATCAAAAGGGCTATATCTAGAGTCACTTCTAAAAGCTTCATCTATAGTGAAAGGTCTCTGTCTTTTTTCCTCAGAAAGCTTAGTTGTATTCCCTTGATAAGCATCCCTTATGTTCTGTAAATATTCCTTAGCCCCTATATTTTTACCTATAAACTTAGCTTGCTCTTTTGTTGGTGTATCCACAACAGAAAACCCGTATTCATCTATAAACCCCTCATAACCATCATATGCTGGAGTAAAATAAGAATACATTCCTGATCTAGTTCTGCCATTAGCATCTCTTTCTTTTATATCACTATCATACCATATGTTCTTAAAGTTCTCACCACCAGATATTTCAAGTTCATTAACTGTAGAAGGCATAAAACACCTTCCTATTATTTTATCTCCAAGAGTTAAGCAAGATCTAACAACTTCCCAATTTTTTTCTACACTAGCCTCGGTCCACTTACCAGCCTCATCACATAAATACCTTATTAGCTTTACTGAGTCATATGAGTTTTCTCTAGTATTTCTCCAGTCTATTCTACTATTCAAAGCTTCAGACTTTGTAACCTTAGCATAGTTTTTAGTTATTTTTTGTCCTGGGGTGTTAAAGCTAAGTGTACTTTTAGGATTGTCACTACCATCTATAATAGGTTGAAAAAAGAAAGGTAGACTCCTAAACATATAAACAAGCTTATCTGTAAATAATGATTTAGCATCAGCACCTGTTTTACTTGTTATACCACCATGAGAATTGTACCTAGCTGTTATTTCGTGCAATAGCATAGCTGCACCTTTATAGGAAGCACCCTCTCGTCTATGTTTAACCATAATCATTCCAAAACAATCTGGGTCTTGCTTACATATTTCCCAAAAAATAAAGAACCTTCTATCTCTATCTCTGTACTCAGGATAACCTATATCCATCTTACACCAGTTTAAATAGTAGTAATGTTCTCCAGTTATATAGGTGGGTTCACCGTTATTCATAAACCAAACCCCCTCATCTCTTCTTTTAAATTCCTGATCTATAAACCAAGAATATTTAGATATAGTATCTTCATTAAGACCATCCGGCATCTCTGTCCTTCCCCATTTTTGATTCTTCTTGTTTAAATCCGAAAATAATATATCTTTTTTCTTAGGCTTAACAGGAAGCTTAAACTTTAAATCATTTACTTTTATATAACCTGTCATAATAAATTTTAGCCAATTATGCAAATATAATAAAATAAATTGTACTCTCTATTTTTTAGCGTACTTTTCTGAGAAGCCAGCTCTGAAAGATTTTTCCTCATCATCCTGAGTTTTATCTAATTCTTCACCTTCTAATATTTGTTTTTGGATTTTGTTGATAGCCATTAGTATTTCTTGAGCATCCATAAAGCACTCTTTTTTAGCTTTCATGGCATTTCTGGCTTTATCATCTTGAAGATCCGGGTCTATGGGTTTTTTTACCTCTTCCAGCAAAAGATCAAATGCCTCATTACCCGACTTTATCAGCTTTTGTAATTTTTCGCTTATATTTATCTCTTTTGCCTTTTTCATAGTTTTTAATATTTAATAATTCAGCACATTTTTCATATTCTTCAGAATATTCATAATGCCCTATCATTAAATCTATAAATGTGTCAAATATTTCATCATCTATTTCATTATGAATAATATTCCATAAAAAATAAGGGTGTTTGCTGTTTTCTAGTATGTCTTCTAATGTTTTTTTACCGGTTATAAGATTATATGAGTTAATCATACATACCCTTACTATTTTATCATTGTCGATCATTTTTCTACTTTAGCTAATATATCAAAGTTACGCATTCTTAATAACTTTTCCCCCTCTATCTTCATATCATATTCAGAATTTTTTGAAAATATCACCTCATCTCCCCTTTTTACGCCTAAATCCTTTAATCCATCATTCATATACTCCACATATCCGTATAATTCTTCATCTTCTGCCTCTGGCTTTGTGAATATACCAGATTTAGTCATATAATTAGACTCATCTTCAACCTTTTGTTTAATAAAATTCCAATGATGAATCATCTTCAACTTACCTTTTCTAACTCTAGCGTATATATGTCCCCAGTGTATACTGTAAACATTTTTCTCCTCATGAAACTTAACTCTATTTCCCTCACTAGCTAAAAAATGATGACAATATATCTTATCTCCCTCTTTTATATCTAATTTTAAACCTTTAGGCAAACCGTTAGGTAGTGCAATAACCGTACCATACTGTCTAGCATGTTTCATGTCATTATAGGATACGTCTAAAAACAACTCCCTTCCATTAACCTCTATAGTGTCTTCGTGGGTTTTTTCAACCTTAACAAAGTAGCAGTCTTTTACTGGTCTCATATTAGTTAACTTCGTATTTATCTCTTTCCTGAATATCGTACTCTATAGCTGTAGGTTGATCAAAGAACCTTTTCCAGGGTCTTGAAAACTCATCAACCCTAGATTTTACATACACATCATATACTACCTGTTGGTGCTTATACCATGCGGCCTCATCTTGTAAGATAGCCGTTATTTCTATATTGCCAGCATTCATTAATTGTCCCACTTTATATGTAAGACCCTGCTTTAAATCTCCTATAGTTATCTTTCTAATTATAGGGCTTATAGATTCTATTACTTCTGTTCCGCTCATTTTATATTGAATTATTATTATCTTCCGTATCAATATCGTAGTGATACTTTAACTGCTCTTCAGTTTCTATTGGAGTTCCATTGACATTACAAAAGCCACCTAATCTTATTGATTCAGCCATTTCTTCATAATCTTCATGCTTATCTTTATATTGAGCAACCTTTAATAATATAAGGTACCCTATTAAATCTGATATAGTATCTTCTGTTTTATCATTAATGCCTTTATTTTGTATACGCATTAGTTTATCATCTATACGTGCACATA